GCCGAGGCCGACCAGCACCAGGCAGGCCAGCGCGACCGATAAAGCGCGAGCGGAGATCACGACAGCGGCTCCAGGAACAGCGCGCGCTCCGCCGCTCGACGCTTGACCAGACCCTCCAAGCGCTTACCACCCGCATTCACCCAGCGAGGGAACTGGTCCGCTGCTCCCTGGTAGTCCCCCTTGTTCAGCAGCTTGAGCAGCGTGGACGACGCCAGATTGGCCGCGCCAAGGTTGTACACGAAGCTCATCAGGGCATCCCACTGGTTCTGGTTCAGTGGCACTTTCACCAGCTTGTCCATCTCGGGCTCGAAGCGCTGAATGTCGTTCGACAGCATCCGCTCGGCCTGCTCGACGGTGATCGTCATGTAGCGGGTGACGCCCCGCGTGGTGCCGTAGCCAATGGTCCAAACGCCTACCGAGTCCTGATAGGCGGACAGGCGCAGGCCCTCGAAGGATTTGATGAGGTCTATGCCTCGTTGGGATGTACGCATTTACGGGTCTCCAAAGACGACGAAGCCCGCTCAATGGCGGGCTTATCTTCGTCGGGAATGTGTTCGGGTCAGCTACCGGTCAGGATCACCAACAGCACGGGAGACGACAGCCAGGCGGCGGCTCCACAGGCGAGGATCAGCAGACTGACCCCGATGCAAAAATTCAGGAAATGACTCGTTGGCATTTTGACCTCCAGCCAGTCTTTAACCTTCAGCAAGATTGGTCTACGATTCACGTATGTTCTGCTCCTTGTCCTTCCCAAGGGGTGGAAATAAAAACCCCCGGCACGCTGTGAACGTCCGGGGGTTTTGCTTTTCTGATTCTGTCTTTACTTTTCTGTAACCCTGCAAGCGATCTCGACCATCTCCCTGTTGAAGCGAGTCGAGTCGGCAAGAATCACGCTGCTGTCAAGCACGGCAAACCTAGTGAAGCCTGTGTATCCACCATAGCTGTTCTTCGCATTCACCTTGCCGCAGATGGAGTATTTATCTGGCGGGGCTGCAATCGAACGAACGCCAATCAATCCACTGAACTTTGCGGAGTCCGGGTCTTTCAAGACCTCTCGAACGGACGCCATTGCATGCTCACGCTGCTGGTCGTTCAGCTCAAACGATACGGTTTTTGGCTTTGGGGCCTGCACCTTGGGAGCTGGGGGTGGCGGAGTCGCACAGCCGCTCAATGCCGCAATGCACAGGACAATACAGGTCATGCTTTTCTGGAACATTTGGATCTTCCTTCCGTTGAGACCGACGAAACATAGCATGTTGCCATCCCTTCGACGCCTTGACACTGCTGTACGCCTGAACCATAGTCTGCCTGCCGCTGCAAATTCAGCGGTCGGGCTTGGCCGCCCGAATCGGTAAGGCGCACAGCGCCGCAGGGCGTTTTTTTGTGCCCTCGCTTTATGGCGGGCTGTGCGTGGGACACCTTCGGGTGTGCCGGGAGCCTTACCCCCGGTCGGCCAACCCGCGTACAGTTCGCCTCCCTCTTCTTGGTCGCAGAGATGGCGAACTCCCAAACAGGTAAGGAGTCCTCATCATGCAAACCGCTCAAGTAATTCCCTTCCAGTTCGATGCTCGCGAAGTCCGCACCCTGCTGATCGATGATCAGCCTTGGTTCGTAGCGGCTGATGTTTCTTGCGCCTTGGAATACCGAATTGCCGGTGACATGACGCGCAATCTCGACGATGACGAGAAGGGTACGCAGATTGTGCGTACCCCTGGCGGCGATCAGGAAATGCTGGTCATCAACGAGTCTGGGCTGTACTCGGCGATCCTGCGCAGCCGCAAGGCTGAGGCCAAGCGCTTCAAGAAGTGGGTAACCGCCGAGGTACTTCCTGCGATTCGCAAGCATGGTCGCTATGAGGACTCCAGCAATAAGATGGCAACCCTGGTTGGCGAAACCATCGGCACCGACGGCTTCCACATGCTCGGCTCGCTGATCAAGGGCAAGGTAGCCGCCCTCCCCGTCGAAGTCCGCCGCCGCGCCACCGCGAAAATCTGGTCACAGACCCATGCCGCATTCGGGGTTCGGTCTGCCACAGACATCCCCGCCAATCAGTTGGACGCGGCCCGCAACTTCGTCGCCGCCTACAGCGTTCACGAAGGCGAATGGCTGCCGAAGCCTGAAAAACGCTGCGGCACCATGCTCAACGACCATCAGCTCTACGACGTGTACTTCGTTTGCCACCACTTCCAGTACCTGTTCGAAATCTTCAAGCGGCACAACCTCTACTACTTCTTGAGGCAGCACGGCTCGCGCGCAGGCGTAGAGATGATCGACCACTTCAAGGATGGCTACATGGGCGTCTGGCAGCTCAGGAGGGATTTCGATGGTGAGTTTGATGCCGTACAGCGGCGGCTGGGGCTCAACCGGTATTCTGGGCTCAGCATCCGCTAGTGATTGGCTCGACGCCGGCTCGAGGGCCGGCGTTCGGGAGGATGTGCAGCAGTTGCTGCTCAGTGATAGGCATGTGAGCTCCAGAAACGACGAAGCCCGCGCAGGGCGGGCTTTCGTTCGTCGATAGGTGTTGTCAGGCTGGTAGCTGATCCGGCAGCGGATACCTGGCCTTGATCTCCTCGACCTTGGCGATCCAGGCAGAGTAGTCCGGCTCGGTACCGGCCTTGATCGCATCGAATTCAGCCTCGGTCTTGAGCGGGTCACTCTCCAGGCGGTATGCATTTGCCCGCGCCACGGCTGCGGCATCGTACTCAGCCTGCCTGCGCTCTTGCGCCTGCTGTTCAGCGGTCTTTACCTTGCTCCAGTCGATCATCGCGGTAACTCCACAGGTCCATCGGCATCGATCAGCAACGGTTCAGGAATGCGAGCGGCGGCACTTGCATCATCAGCCAGCGGGAACCGCAGGCTCAGTTCCAGCCGGTCGGCACGTCGCACTGCGGGACCAGCGAACCACTCTGATCCAATCGCCTCGGCCGGCAGTTCGCCACCCTCCGGTAACGGTGTGAAGTCGAACGCCTGGCCGTTCACGGTGAGCACATCGCCAGCCCTGCTCAGCGATAGGCGTTCGCCGCTGCCTGGCAGCGGATAGTACGGTGACAATGTGATGATCATCAGTACCATCTCCCAAACGCGATGTATCCGGGCATAACCTCGGCTCTATCAACAAATCCGTGAGAAATCAGCGTCACAACAGAAGCCGACGGAGGGTTCATCGAAAGCCATGCACGAGCTGTTGCGCCCTCTCTAAACGCCGGAACCGGTGAAACAGATGGCGCAGCAGAAAACGCAGCAGGAAAATAGAGCGCAGCAACGCCCCCCGACTGAAACCCACCCCCGGTCGCAACGCTGCACACCAGAGCGGTACTGCTAACGCCAGCGCATATCTGAGTTCCGTCCGCAAACCGCACGAACTCTCCGTTCGCGTTGCTCCCGCGCTGGATCACCGCACCGGTGGGTACGCCGCTCGCCTGAGAGACTGCGCCGAGAATGCTGTCTCGAGAGTACAGCGCGCCCGAACTACCGAGCGCTTCGCGGACAGCCGCACTGCCGAGGCCGAGATCCCCCCGCGCTGCCGCCGCATTTGCAGAGAGCGCCCAGGGCTTAATCCCCGCCAGGGTTGCCCCCCACTGGCTGGCGATCAGGTTGAATCGATCCGACAGGTCCTTGTCGTAGCCCAGGATCGGCGCCACCGCATAGGCCTGGCCGCTGGCCGTGCTGCCCTGGTAGTTGGGCTTGATCGAGATGACCGTCGAACTGGCGACGTTTGTGACCTCGTACCAACGTCCATCGGGTCCGCGAAATGCGTCGCCGACTCGGGCATTGGACGAGAACTGTGTGCCGGTACCGGTAACGGTCGGGCTATTTGCGGTCACCGCCACGGTTCCGGTTGAGTACCACGCCATAGAGTTCTCCTGCTATGCAATGGCCAGAAGAGGCCATGGGAAAGGTGTTCGTATTGCGTCTTGCCCAGGTCCGCCGACTTGAACAGTTGCTACGACTGTGTTTCGGGCCGAAGTAACAAACCCAATGGAGCACTCTCCAGTATCACCTTGGGGCGGTTGCGCCTGTACATTGAAATGACTAACCAGAAAATACCCATCATTCCCATGCGGCCACGGTGCAGACCATGAATGCAGGGTGTAATACCCAAGATAATTGCCATTCGTGCCGTAATAATTCAGCAGCTGGGTACCACTTATGAACCGAACAAGATCCCTATTACTGTCAAACACCACTCTCGACTGATTGTCAAATATTTGCATCCCCCATCCGCCAGTTTTCGGCATGAACACCGCGCATGCCTTCCACTTCCCTCCCAGTACGACGCCGCTTGTATCTTGAAATACCTTCACGTAGAAGCTGAAACCCGTCCAGTTCCCAGCCGAACCAGCATGCTGGAACATCGTTATGTGATGCGACCCATTAGGGCAAAAGAAAACAAACGGTGGGAGCGGGCTCTGCACCGGAGATGGGTACGAGACGTTGATGATCTGGGCATTAGTGGCTGGATAGGTTCCAGACGCAACCAGATGCAGACAAGGGTGGTCCTGATCGATTATCACCTGACCGGCATTCCCAACAAACTTCGCACCGAAACTCATGAGAACATCACCGCATATAGAGTGTAATTCGCTGTTACATCACCGGACCAACCAAACGTAATAGTCGAGCCGCTAATGGTATGCCTGGGAATCCAAGATCTAGAATCCGGCGTATTGCAGACGACAAACATGACACCTTTAGAACCGTCGAACCCAGGGACCGTAACTGAAAGTCCCTGAGGAATGTTCCCCAAGTCCCGACGATAGACCATCCTCAATGAGTAATTGTTGCTGTCAAAGAGTATTGAGCCGCCGGCTGAACGTGTTCTCATTCCGTAACTCATACATCAAGATTCCCGATCTGGACTCGAAGCACCAAGTTTCCGTCATACACTTTTATTGCCTCTGCCGTCTGGCGCATAAACCCTCCCGACGTTGCGCTGTTCATTGTGAACGCGCCGCCCTTATCCAACTTCCACAGCGGCTCGCCGTTGGCACCGAGGGCGGTCGACTGAATCACGTTGCCGATCTTCGCGTTGGTGATCGAGCCGTCCTGGATCATCGCGTTGTTGATGAACATCTGGCCGCCGACGATCGAGACCGGCGCCACGGTCTGCCCGCTGGAACTGTTGAACCAGAGGAACCGATCAGCCTGGAACGCCATGGTCGTCACGCTCGTACCGCTGTCGAAGCCCAGTTGCCAGCCAGCGGCGTACTTCTGGCCATTGGCATGCGCCTGGAGCTTCACGCTGTAGAGCGCCTTGACGCTTCCATCCAGCGAGGTAACCGCTTGAGATGTGGTCTGGATGTTCGCCTCGTTGGTATCGGTGCGCGCACTGACGGTATCCAGCCGCTGGACGGTCACGGCATTGTTCGACGCAACGACCGACTCCACGGTGGCGATCCTGCCCTCCGCGGTCCCGGTACGCGCTTCAAGCAAGCTCGTCCGCTTCGCCTGCGCTTCATCCTCGTTCGCCCGCACGGTGACTTCGGTGGCGGCTCGAGCAATGGTGTCCCAGCCCTTCAGCGCATCGGCCTTCTCTCCGGTCGCCGGCTCCCGGCGGGCGGCAGCCTGCAGAACATCCAGGCTCGAAGCCGCCGCTTCGACCTTACCGTCGAGCTCGGTGATATCCGCGGTGTTGGTGGCCACCTGCTGGGCCAGGCCGTTGGCCGTCTCGATCGACTGTCCGATGTCGGCCCAGTAGGTCGCGTTCGGCGGCGAGGCGTTGAGCGGCACCGCCTGCTTCGCTTGATACAGCCGGCTGCCGACCCGCACGATATCGTTCTTCGCGTAGGTCTTCGTCGGGTCGTAGGCCAGCACATCGGTCAGATTGTCGATCTGGTCCTGCAGGCCAGTGATATCGACCTGCATCTGATCGATGTCGGCGAAGAACTGCTCGCCCAGCGCGGACTCGACGTACTCCTTGGTGATCAGCTCGTTGTACTCGCTCGCATCCGTCGAGCTTATACCGTCGACCCAGGCCGACCAGGGGCCGACGTTGCCGGTCCGGTCGATCAGCCGCCCGCGGAAGGCCAGGCGAGCGCCGGCCGCCAGCGAGGTCAGCGTGTGGGTGTCGGTCGGGTATGCGAACAAGCCCAGGGCAGTTGCGTTCTGTTCGCTGCCGCCCGGGGTAACCGACTGTTGGATCTCGGTGTAGGCGGTGTCCGCCGCGCCACTGGCCGGGAATGCCCACTCCAGGCCGATCTTCCACGGTCCGCTGGTGGTACGCAGGAACGCCAGCGCCGGTGGCGCGCCGGTCTTACCGCTGAGCTGGGTCAGGATCGAGCTCTTCCAGACCGACGTGATGTCGAACGCCGACACCGCGCGCACCCGCGCCAGATAGCCTCCTGCGTAGATGCCGGTCACATCGACGCTGGTGGTGCCGGCACGCGGCAGGCGGATCCAGTTGCCGCTGTCCTTCTTCCACTCGACGTCGTAGGCGACAGCCCCTTCCACGGGGGGCCAGGCGATGGTCATCGTGCTGACCGCCAACCCCTGATCGAACTGGTAGTGCGAGGTCAGCGTGACGCTCGCCGGCGGCGCCACGGTGGTGATCGGGATAACGCTGATCGGCCGGCTCTCCAACTTGGCGCCAGTGTCGATCGCTGAGAACTTCCCGGGCTCGTACTGCAGCGCAGTGATCTCGAAGACACCCCGCTCCGGCTGGCTGACTTTCATCACACGGTAGAGCGGCACCGCCAGGTCGTCGGCATCGAGGGTCCAGACCAGTTCCGGTAGCGGGGTCTCGCTGTAGGCTGTCGTCACGGTCACCGCGCGCCCGGCAACCGACTGCACGGTTCGCGCCTCAGCCTTACCGCTGGGCAGGTTCAGGAGCAGCCGGTCGCCAGCCTTTGCCTGGGTATCGCGATCCAAGGTGATCACTCGGCCAGCAACCGCAGAAACCCGCCCCCCAATCTCCCGTCCAGCCAGCAGCGCGTCAGCCACCGGAATCACCCATCCCGGCAGCGGAATCGCCCCGTCCATACCGGTACGGAACGTTACCGTGCGATCCTGGCTGTTGGTTAGGATCGCCCATTTTCCGCGCCGCTGGGCCTCACTCTCGCGGGTGCAGCCAATGGCTGCCACCTCGACCGGGTTGTCGCCGTAACGCCGCTGCAGGCGCTTATCGGTGGCCACAGCCACGTCGGTGTCGTAGTTGTTCGCCGGATTGTCGTAGCTGACCAAGGCACGGCTGTAGCGAGTGCGCTCACTGGCCGAGCCGTAGCTGAAGCGGCCGTCGATGACATTGGCCCTGGTGTAGGCGAAATCGACGTCGGTGGCGCGCGGGATATCCGCCTGGATCTTCAGTTGGCCCTGGGCCCAGTACGCCATACCACGGTAGATAGCGGTGAGGTCGCGCAGCAGCTCCCAGGCCCCGGCGCGGCTTTGCAGGTTCAGGTTGCAGGTGTGTCGCGGCTCCTGGCCACCCTTCCCATCCGGCACCAACTGGTCGCAGTACTGGGAAATCCGGTACATCTCCCAGCGATCGACCATCCAAGCCTTGATGCGTTTACCCACACCGAAGCGATCGTTGGTCACGATGTCGTAGGTGTGCCAGACCGGGTTGTCGGTCCAGGCCTGTTTCATCGTGCCGTCCCAGATGCCGAGGTAGGCCCGGGTCTCCGGATCGTAATTGCTCGGCACTTGGACCTTCCGCCCGCGGCAGTCGACTGTGACAGCCGGAATGTTGCTGAACTGCTCTGCGCTGAACTCGACGTACAGCAGGGCCGTGTTCGGGTAGCGCAGCTTCGCGTCGATCACCTCGGTGTAGCCGGCGATCAGCATGGTGTCGGCGATGCGGTTGTTGTTCTGGTTCGGCGTCAGGCGGCGGACGCGCACCTGCCAGCCATTGGTGGCCGCCGGCAGGTCGATCCGGCGGGAACGCTCGTAGCGGGTGGTGGTCTTGCCATCGACGGCCTCGCGCAGCACCTCCTGATAGGCGCCGCCGTCGGTGGCCAGATCTACGGCATATTCGATCCGGTACCCGCCGATGTTGCCGTTGGTGTCCTGCTGCTGGAGCGCTGGCCAGGCGAAGCGCAGGCGCACTGCGGAAAGCTGGGTATTGCTCAGCGAGCGCACCCAGGGCGTATCGCTGCGCAACTCGACGTTGACGCTGGTTTCGTTCTCAACGGCAGGGATGCCCGGGATGTAGTCCTGGTCCACCGCCCCCGCGCGCCACTCCCACTTAACGTTTGGGAAGTTCAGGTTACCGCTCGGGTCCATCAGCGGGGTGTTGTCGAGGTAGATGTCGCGCTCGCTCGGAACGCCGGCGAACTCGCCCTCGCCCACGGCAAGCAGGATCTTGGCCATCGCGACCGAGCGCAGGCTGTCGGGTGCCTCGACCGGCTGTTTCGGTTTGCTACTGCCGCCCTTGCGGCCGGCCAGGTGCTGGTGAACTGCGCCCATGCTTTCCTCCGGGCATGAAAAAGCCCGCGCGAGGCGGGCTGGAAGGTTGTACAGCGTGGATGAAATGCCAGTGGCAGCATGTTTGCTCTGGCGGTAGCTTCCCGTGCTTGGATGAGACCAGGGGCCGAGGAGGCAAGCGGAATGGAAGACCCAAGAACCACAAACTATAGATACGACGCGGGCCCAAACTCTGCCATGCGGGCAGAAATCGGGCAGATCGTGGTCAATCACAGCCTGTGCGATGAACCGCTCATGCGGATATTCGGTTTTCTAAGCGGACTAAGAGCGGATACCCAGTCGGTCGTCGTAGAATCATTAAGGCTCCGCTCGACCTCATTAGCAGCAACGGTCACAAAGCTTCTCGAAACATCGCCGTTACCGATCGACATACCGGAAAGGCTGAATGTCGCTCTGTCCACATTCAAGAAGATGACGGCGCAGAGAAACAAGATCGTCCATTGGGCCTGGGGGTTATCACCAGAGGGCAAGGACGAGGCCCCTATCTACCATCCAACAAAGAGGAACAGTGACGGAACGCCCTACTCAGAAACGCTAACGTTGCTTGAACTTAGAAAAATCGCGCTCGACTTAATGCAGGTTTACTACCTGCTCGGCATTATTGCTGGGCTGTTGGAATGCGGTGTTCCAGATGAAATTAAATCGGCATCGCTATCCAAGTTCGACAAGCTCATTGAGAAGGTGCGCTCGTCAATTTTGGAATATCCAGAGGCCGAGGCTGAAGAACTGCCATTATCCTGAACACATCCTCTAGCAGGAAAATGTCGACATCCCGATCCCATAACCCGAGCACATAATCCATCGCGGCTTTGACCATTAACTCAGTCACGACTACCTGCTTTAGCTCCTCAATGGGCCGACCTGTGCTCATTGAGAGCTCCCTCATGTTGGACTCACAAGCAAAAGTGCTCATTCAACTCGCTCCGAGATTTATGCTTTGTCTTGAATTTATCAGAGGCACCCTGACTCGACAGAAGATTCTTGCAGCCAACAAAGACACATCGCCCGAAAAGCTTCACTGGCATGCAGGCAGCAAGGTGTAGGAGATAACTTCGTGCTAGAGATTTTCCAAAAGGTATTTCCGGACTGAGTGATACCAAGCACTTACACTCTTGATATCCCAAATATCAACCGCGAATAACAGCTTTGGTCACGGCGCTATCTTTTACGAACTGCGCCGAAATCACGATTTGACCGTCAGAGCGTAAAAGCCAAGCTGGATTTCCTTTCGAGTCTACAGCTTGGCTTTTAATAGCCTGACCTTTGGTGGTAGTTTGGGTGTTCATTCCTCTCTCCCGCGGCATAACCGCTCATGGTTGGTTGTTACACCTTGTCCTCGGCGTAAATCGAAGCCGAGATAATCGCCCCACCCCACCGGCGCTTCCCGTAGCAGATCGGTACCGGGTTCCCGCTGGCGGTGGTATTTCTAGCGCTGCCGAAGGCGTAGCTGGGAAGGTTCTCCGGCGCCGCACTCTGCTTCAGGCCCTGGGCTTGGGGGCTGAGCATTTGGATGACGCCGCCGGCAACGTTGGCTGCGCCGGCCGCATACAACCCTGTGACCACAGGCCCGGAGAACGCGCCGAAGGGGTTGAAATAGGCAAGCGCAATAAGCGCAACTCCGACAATTGTCTGAACAAGACCGCCACGCTTTCGACCTTTGAGTATCGGCGCGATCCGAATCTCTTCCGCACCTCCCATGCCGAACTCTTCCTCTCCAATATTCCGTCTTCCACGAAAAACCGCAAATTCCACTCCCCGAAGGTGTGCATTGGCGAAAAAACGCTCGAGGCCTGGAATTTGGATGCATAGCGCCTTGACCGCTTCAGCAGTAGACCCAACGAGCAACTGATATTCCCGACCAAACTCCCGGAGCGCGCCGTAAAGTTTGATCGTGGTCATCTGCGGGCAGCTTTTGGCTTGGGCCATCTCTATCTCCTAGCAAGAAAAACCGCCCATCAGGGCGGTTTCGGTCTAGTTGTAATCTCAATCTGCGCAGGCCTTGATGGCACTAACAACCTTTGAGTTTGGCGACTGCCATGTCCGATGGTACCTATAGGTTACATTTGATCCGCCGTCAACTAGAGGTAATATATCTGCTACGTGCCACGGCGTTTCTGCGTTCGGCGCGATAACGCTATAGCTACTTCCTGACTTCTGTATTTGCCCACCGACACTACCTCCGATCAGCGAGATAGACTGCCAACTATTCACAATGCATTCAGCAAGTTCTTCGGCGGATTTCGCAGAGTGGAGCCTAACAACCGGGGGAGTTTCACGTATATCTTGAACAGTCGAGCAACCTGAAAAAACCAGAAACGACAAGACAGCTCCTGACAATGACGCATGCCGACACAACTTTCCGGAAAAATTAAATTTATTCTTCATCGACAATCTCCGTTCTCATTATTTCCTCTAGATCCAGGTGCCCATTGGACGAATACTCAGAGAAAGAATGACCATCACTCCCCCACATCAGATGAATACCATCCAACATCTTTAGTTTCTCTCGATAAGCTATAGGCGTCGCTCCAATACTTTTTATCATAAGCAAGAAGCGCAGGTAGTCTCCGCCATCGCCGGGTATCTGCCCGATATCAGATGCCGTCGTCCCCATTGGAAACATGTAATTCAGCCTAGCAAATGGCAACCAAATACCTTGCCAAGGTTCAGATATGATTTTAGGGAGTCTATCAACGCCGACACACTCTATACGGCCATGTTGCTCTAAAACAGAAAGGCTATTTCTTGCTTGAATCGTTGCGCAGAACCGAAACCCAATTGTGATACCTCTAAAATCCGTCTCAGGCTCGTAGGGCAAGTTATAAAGCCTATCAAGAAAAGGAGAGTAACTTCTGACAACATGGATAACGTGACCTGACGGGCCAATTTTTTCTGAGCTATCGCTTGTTATAATAATCTTCTCGGGGCCGCTCCACTTCAAGCGATCTACTGACTCAGGGGAAAACAGATACCTTAGATAAGCGGAATCTTCACCTGAAAATCTCTGATGCTTCCGAAGATATAGAACTACTCCACCCTTCGTAATGTTCTGTATTGAGTCGTATCCACTCTGCGCGATGGACCACTCAATCTGACGTTTATCATCCTCTGTCAGTCGATAGCACTCTCTATCAGTCGGATCAACCGTATCGTTCGGCCCGAGAAGATAAGGCTGAACCGCTTCCAATAGAGACTTCACGTCCACCATGACCCACCTCCTTCACAGGAGGCTCAATCTATCATCACCTCGTCAGCACCAAAACCCAGCACATGGCTGGGTTCAGGTATGGCGGCGCGAGTCAGTCTGCCGGGTGACCTACGGGATGACCTGCCGCAATGCAGTCATGCGGGCGGAGAGCGCCACGACTGCGGAAGTGTGCAACCAGCTCAGGCGCCGCGCTTTCGAGCACCTCCGCGCACACCCTCAAGTCGCGGAAGAACTCCCACGTCTTCGCGTGGAATTTCGGATTCAACGCCTTCACCGCTGCTCCGATACCCTGATCCCAGCGGCAGCATACCCAGTGGGTGTAGTGGATGAGGCTGTGCACGAACTGAGCCTGGTATTCGTCCAGCACGAAGGTGCCGGACTTCTTCTCTTCCTTCGGGAGCCATTCGCCATCATGCACGTTGTACGAAGCGATGAAGCTTCGAGCGCTGTCCAACTGATCGGCAGGAATATCCTCGGCGGTCACGACGCTGAACGCCTTGTGCACCTGGCTCCAGATGTGGTTCTTGGCGCCTCGGCGAATCGCCGAAGGCAGGTGGCGAACTTTACCATCCAGTACGGCAGCCAGGCAGTGGAAGCCGTCTGTGCCAATGGTGGTACCGAGCAGAGTCTGGTTCGCCGGCGCTGGAACCTGACGCGCAGATTCGAATTTGCCGAAATAGCAGTCCTCTAGCTTCTCGAAGACATCCCAGGCTTCGTTCGTCTCCAGCATCTTCGCGTGTCGGGCCGCACCGCGCTCAGTCCAGAGGATCAAGCTTTTGGCCTTCACACCAACAAACCCTCTCAAAGAGGGTTTGTTCTTCAGGTCTGCGAGATCAGCCCCTTCAACCTTGAAGAAGTGCTTCCCAGACTCGAACCTAGCATTGTTGCGTGCATAGTTGTTCTGGATATGCTTTGCCTCGGCGCCATACAGGCGGGCAAGCAAAGCTGTGGTCACTACGGGATGGCCGGCGTAGACCATGGCCGGGACGGTCTCTGGGGTTACATCTGCTACATCTGTGCTATTATCGTGCATGACGTTGGTTTCCTCGTAGATTTCGACGTTTCCCCGAAGCCCTGGGTGTTGCAGCACCTGGGGCTTCTTCATTTCAGGCATTTGCCTGCTCCCTCTGCCTCTGCACTTCTCTCAGCGCAAAAACAACTTCGGCGGTCTGCGAACGGCAGTTCTTTTGCGCCTCAGCCTCTACCCATTGCTTCAAGTCCTCTGGCAACCGCAGGTTGAACTGTGTGTCTTTTCTCGCCATCGCACCCTCCAGTGCATCACCGTTATACACATGCAAAATGTAGAACGGTGGTTCATTGCTGTCAATAGCACCGTGATGCATGCTGTCAACTCGTTGTAAAACTATCTATCACCAAGGATTGACAGCCAGTGAGCCGCTCTGACCCTCAGTTCAACCTGCGTATCCCAGAAGAGTTGAAGGAGCTAGTGGTCGCAGCCGCGCGAGAAAACAAGCGATCTGCAACTGCGGAAATACTCGCTCGCCTGGAGCGAAGCTTTACCGAACCTGATGATTTGGGCTGGACCGATATTGAGCGTCTGCGGGGCGAGGAGCTTGGCAATCCGACGCAAAAGCCCAACAGCACTCGGCCGACGCCCCATCCCTCCCGGAAAATCGAATTGGTTACTGACTCGGCGAAGGTGAGCGATGTGGTCATCGACGGGGACCGGATAGTCATTCAGATCACCGAGGCCCTCGCAAATGCCCTCAAAGGGCGCGAACGCTCCGAACAGGCAGAACCTTCACAGCCGTCTCGATCAGGCAAGAGATCGCCCAAGAAGTGACACATCCGTAAACCCGCGAAGAAGTCTCGGAAAGCATGACTTACCAAGGAGCGACTATGACTATACGCAGCCTCGCCAAGCACCTCCCTCCAGACCCAGATAACACCGGGTGCGTGCTCGGCTGGGGGTTAATTGACCGAACGAACTGGCACTTTATCGACATCTACCCGAGCCGAGAGGTCGCCGAAGCAGAAGCTAAGGCGCGCGGTGACCACTACACAGTCGACTATGGTTCACACCGCCTGGGCACCGATGATTTTGTAGGCGGACTCACGCCGCCGAGCTAATCGCTTCGAAGGTGATACGCCCTGGACCAGAAACCAGTCGTGCGGTGAGCCCAGGCTTCCCGGAATAGCTACGACGATACCCAGCGCTACCTGGACTCGTCATGCCGGCGAATCTCAAGCGGTCGATTTCATCCTGATCGTCGAGGATCGCCACGAACGCCTCACCGCCGCACCGCACGCCATCGCGCACCGTAAATAGGTCATGGATGGTTAGCAAATAGCGCTGCTGCATACTCTCCTCCCGCGGCACAGCCGCTTCATTTCGCGTTCCGATACCGCAGCGCCGATCGCTTAGCGGCCGGTTTCAGTCAACCCAGCACAACTCCGATGGCTGCTATGATGGATGCAATAGCTACGCCTGTGGCTAGGATGAGTGCGGCGTTGGCTAGCCGCTTGCCAACGATTCCAGCGTCCTTTGCGTTCATTTTCTCCCACCCTGACTGCGCATCTCTCAACCGAGCAGCCTGTCCCACGGAAGATTGCTGGACAGGTAGCCAACAGCAATCACGAAGAAAACCAACCAAAGCGCCCAAAAGCGCGGCGGCGACAGTTTGTCAGTCATGATTCGCACCTCGCGAATGATCTTGCTAAAATCCAAGTACGTTCTCCTCATGCCTATCTCATGGGGTGGAAACAAAAACCCCCGAAGCCGGCCAGCTCTCGGGGGTTTTGCTTTTTTGGCCGGTGAAGCCAGGATCGCCGATTTAGAAGGCGTTGTTTTTCGCTTTCAAGCAAGAATCTGGTCTGATTTAAGGTGGTCACCACCGGAAACGACGAAGCCTGCACTGGAGCCTGTCAGATCTGTACGCATCCCCAGCTACCGGCATCGGAAGAGGCGTAGTAGCGTTATGACCTCACAGGGTTCCCGACCCTGAGCAAAAGGGCCCAGGGACCGGGTGCGCCAAAATCGGCGCGAGCTACTGACCACGGAGGTCAAATGTCCATTTCTGATAGAAACACCGGCACGCCCTGGAGCGCAGAGGATGTCGCCGAACTCAAGCGCCTCGCCAAAGAGAACACGCCTACACGTGTTATTGGCCTGAAGCTTGGGAGAACGGAGGACGCCGTCTATACCAAGGCGTCTGAGCTCGGCATTAGTCTGAAGCCGACGAACCAGTCTCCCTACAACCGGCAGAAGTAGAGGCCAGCTCGATAGCCTCTTCGTAGGCTTGGCGCTCCCTGTCCGACCACTTGTGGCCGTGACTTGCGAGCGCTACTGCCAGCACGTCCAGGCATGCGGTGATTTTGGTGCAAGAATCGTTGGTGTTCATACATCCTCCTGCGGCCTAGCCGCTTTAGCGATTGATTTAGCTGACGTGCCGCAGCACCAGTCGCATCCGGTCGAGCCACGGCCCGCCGAACACGATGATTTCTGAGGGTTTCCCATACAGGTGGTGCAACAGGAACGGCCCGGCGCCGAAGTGCTGCGCATCCTCGCCAGGTAGTGATGGGTCGTCCGCCAGGTAGATCCCAGCGTGGTTCGGGTGCGCGGTGCGCCCCACCGCCATCACGATCATGTCGCCGCGCTGCGGCCGGTCCACCCGGATGAAGCCAGCAGCCTCGAACCGCTGTTCGTAGAGGCTTGGACCGTCTGCCCGCTCCCACCAGCCATCGGCACGCTCGAAGTGCGGGAACTCGATGCCCCACTCCCTCTGGTACCAGTCGGCGCAGACCTGCCAGCAGTCCTGCACCCCATGCACGAACGCGCGCCCGAGCAGCGGCACCTGATCGACGGGCTCGATGGTACGCAGGTCGCCCTCCGGCCAGCTCAGGATGTGCCAAGTCAGGCCCGAGGCGTTGCACATCGCGACATCTGCGGCACTCGGTCGGCTGGTGGCATCGGGGTGGCTATGCACCACGGCGACGATCTCTCCCTGGTCCTCTGCCTCTGCATACGCCTCCGGCGCGATGCGGAACTCCTCGCCGGCGTCGGCAGCGGTGTTTTCGCAGGGAACGTATCGCTGGCTCCGGCCAGAACGGATGATCAGTCCGCAGCACTCGCGCGGATACTCTGCCGCAGCGTGCTTCTGCACGGCAGACAGGATGTGCTTGAGCATGGTCAGCTCCTGGCGATGATCGAGACGGCAGGGAAGCCGCCGAAGGGCAGTTGGTTGCCTTCACCGAAGCGCGGGATGCAACCGGTGCCCAGGCAGCCATCACACTCGTCCCGGGCTGGGTCATCGGTGGGGTTGCCGTCGATGTCGAAGTACGGGCCGGTGTAGCCGCAGTCGGGCCCGCGGTACCCGCCCGTCATCGCCCAGTGGCACAGGGTGGTCATCTGCCGGCCGACCTGCTCGCCGCCAACGTCGCCTGGCGAGGCCAGTTCCCAGGCCACGTACTGGCCGTCCTCGCTGGTTTTCTGGTCCAAGTACCAGATTTCGACGATCTCCTGGGAGGGATCAGCGTCGGGATTGCCGCCTGGGAAGTTCGCCGCGTCCAGATATTTCGCAAGCGTCGTCCGGATGGTGAGGCGGAACTGGAGCAGGTCCTCGAACGCCAGGCAGAGCGCCGTAATCCGGCCATTGACGTTGCCGGCGGTGAAGCTCGGCCGCGCCGCAGTACCATCGCTGTTGGCCTCGATGCCCTCGATCTGCACCGGCCAGGCCGCGTATTCGCGGCCCTGCCACCAGATCGATTTCGCCGGCAACTGGTCGGCGTTGGCGCCGGCGGCGGCCAGTTCCTGCGGACTGTGCGGGATAGCGTGACCGTGGAACCGGACCACGTCGGCGCCGAAGTCGCTGCCGTCAAGCTCGAACAACACGACCTCGCCGCCCGGCTCCAGCTTCTGGATATCGGTGATCAGTGTCATGGATGGAATGCCTGTTCAAAGGTCGCGGTCAGCCGGTAGACCCGGCCACCGAGGTTGACGGGCCGGTAGCCCGCACAGGTGTAGAAGCCCAGGTCGCCCAGGGGCGGCGTCCAGAGAAATGCACGCGCTCCGGTGTGGCGGTCCAGGAAGTCCATCACGGCCTTGATGGTCGCCGCCGGCCCGGTGATGGACACCGGCCAGCTCTGGGACTTGCTGTTCAGACCTTCGCTCACCAACTGCTTGTAGCCGTCACCGAATTGCGAGGACCTGGTGGCGAAGGTTATGTCGCCCTCGCCACCGCTCTCGGTGGCCCAAGTGAAGGTTTCGATTGCCATCTTCAACCACCCTGCATGGCCTTCCAGAACTTACCACCTGGCCTGAGTTCCTCATCAACGTACCGCTGAATCTCTGCCTGTAGTTCCAACCGAATGCGCTCCGCACGGCCATCTGCCGAATGCAACCCCTGAACTATCCGGCCAACCGCATCCGAATATGCAGACGCCCTCGCCCTGATCTCAGGCGCTGGCGTTTTTACCGGGAGCTCATCCAGAAAGAAGGCCCTGACTGCTTCGTTGACTGCCGCAAATAGTTCCACCTCGTCATATTCAAACTTCATGCTACCTCCCGTGAATTGCGCGCCAAATTCTTCCGCTGGGGCGAAGCTCGTTGCTGATGGCCTGCTCTACCACGCTAGCGACAGCACGCTGCACCGTAGCACCATCCATCCCAGAGTCACCTGCCTGCGGGCTCGCGCCCGTGTCCTGGATCGTCACCGAGACCGGAGCAACAACGGTACTTCCACCACCAACAGCGCGCACACCGAGGGCGCCGGACGAGGTTCTGGTCAGCGGCATCACGGCCTCTGGCCCCGCTTCGCCCATCACACCCATACGGCCGCCGCTCATGCCGAACGCAGTTGGCGTGCTGACCACGCTGTTGGTGAAGGCCCCGCCAGTGGCGAACATCTGCACGCCGCCGGCGAACGCACCACCGTTGGCGAACAGCCCGCTGTTGCTCACCAGGTTGTCGACACCAGACTGCGCGGCAGCGTTTCCACCGCCGAAGAATCCGCCGAAGAGGGACGAAAGGGCCTGCGAGGCAGCGGCGCGCGTTGCAATCCGCGCCATGTCGGCCAGGATGCTCTTGGCGAAGTCGGAGAACGACAACTTGCCGGTCGTGGCGAAGGTAGCGACTGCATCCTCCATGGCGCGGAAGGCGTTGGTGAACAGATCATGCGTCTGCCCAGCAACATTCCTGGCGCTTTCGAGATAGTCGTTCCAGGCTCCGCTCGCTCCATTGCTCCAGTCTGACTGGGCAGCGGTCATCTGGTCGTAGTTGCTGACCACGGTGTCTCGCAGGTCCTGATGCGCCTTTCTGAGCGCAGCCAGACGTTTCTCGTACTCCTCGTCCGACATTTGCCGACTGGGATCGGAACGCTGGTTCTCCAGGTCCATCAGTTGCTGGTTGTAGCGGTCGTCGAGACTGTTCAACTGCTCGAAGCGGGACCGCTCTCGTCCGCCCATGCTGACACCGGCCGCAGCGCGCTCGCCCTCCAGGCGCAACGCATCGACCTGCGCCTGCAGCGCCTGCGTATAGCGCTGCACTGACTGCTCCTGTCGCCGTAGCCGCCCCTGCTCGCTGAGTTCGATCTGGTTGAGCTGTGAATCGGCGTCCTGCTGCGCCTTGACCAGCGCCGTCCTGGCGTCGGCGATCTTCTGGTCGAGTTGGATTCGCTGGGCTGCCGACGTTCCTTGCTTCGCCCTGGCAGCCTCCAGCGCTGCGATTTCGCGCTCGTAGGCATGGGTGACCTCATCCCGCTCCTGCTGGATGATCGAGATCCGCTGCTGCGCGTAGCTTTCCGCGCTGATCACGCCTGCGCGTTGGGATGCCTCCAATTCCTTTTGCGCGTTACGGTAGGTCGCGGTGATCTCGGCCAAGCTGTTCTTCGCGGCGTTGGCCGCGCGTAGGTCCACCGAACCGGCGGAGCCCTTCTGGTCCTTGTACTTGGCGTTGATGTTGGCGATCTCGCGATCGATGGTCGCCTGCTGCAGGCGGTCATCGTTCGGGTTCACCTCGCGGATCGCCTGTAGATCCTTCTTGTACTGCTCCAACTCCTTGGCGCGCTTCTGCTGGTTGGTCAGCGCCGCCCTGGAACGAGCGTCGATCCGGTCAATAGCATTCTGGGCGGCCTGTTCAGCCCGAGCGCGCTCGCCGGCGGTTCTGGCATCGTCCTCCATCGCCTTCTTCCGCTCGCGGAGCATGTCGAGCTCTTCGCGCAGGCGGTTCCGACTCTCGTCGCGGTTGCCGACCAGGCCGAAACCACCTTGATCGAGCTGGGCAAGGCGCCGCTCCACGTCGGCGATCTGGGAGTCGATGTCCTGGCGACCAATGCTCTTGGCATCATCCCACGCGCGCTTCGCAGCACGTGCGACTCCATCCCAAGCACGCTCAATCCAACCCAGGTTCTCCAGAATCTTCGGGGTCCGCTGGTTGATTGCGTCAGCGTAGGCCTCAGTCGCCAGCTTCACCGCGCCGGCGTGATCCCCCTGCTCCTCCAGCGCCTTGATCTGCGAGTAGACGGATGCGGTGAGGTAGTTGTACTGCTCGTTCAGGGCTTTCGAGGCCTTCACAGGGTCCTCTCCCAGCCTCACAAACTCGGCGACGGTATCCCCTACCGCGCGGCCAGTTGCCTCTTCCATCGACAGCGCGGCCTGGGTGATGGCAACGAAGCTTTCGCTGGCCAGGTCTCCCTTGCCTGCCAAGGTGGCCAGCACTTCGGCAGCAGCTCCGGTCGTGCCAACCGTATTGCTGACTTGGCGCGCCATTTCGCCCAGTCCAGAGGCGCTGGTACCAGCGTAGTTGCCGGTCATGATCAGCGCCTTGTTGTATTCGCCCTGTTCCTTGCTGCCCAGGTACGCCGCCGCAGTCACACCACCGATCGCCGCTGCCAGCAGCCCAATCGGGGCCAGGACGCCGATAACACCGCGCGCGGCGCCGCCGGCGTTCACACCGATCTCGGCGATGTTGTGGGCGGCGACCCGCCAGTTACCGGTGGAGAGGGCGTTACCCAACTGCAACACGTTCTCGCGCGCTTCCTTGCTGGTCAGCCCGAGCTTGTTGATCGCGCCGCCGGTCCCTTCGATGTCCCGCCGCTTCGCCGCGATCTTCTCCAGGCCTGCGGCCAATCCGGCGTCATCCAGCCCGCCGGCGGCGCGCAGCCCACGCAACGCGGCTTCCTGCTTCTCAAGCCTGGCCAACGCGGCGGTCACCGGATCGATGCTGTTGACCGTGCGTTGCATCGCTTCGATCTGACGGTTCTGCGCCGCGACCAGGCGCTGCTTCTCGGCGGCCTCCTTGGTTTCCGCTTTCTGCAACCGGTCATAGGCCGCACCCAGGCGATCCTGATACTGCGCTTCGTCCTGCAGCGTGGTCAGGCCGGCCTTGCGCGCCCGCTCGAGCAAGCTCTCGGCGCGAATCAGATCGTCGATGTTGGCGACGTTGCCGGAGAGCGCCCGTTCCAACTGGCTGATGATGGATATCTCGCCAGCGGCACTGTCGTATACCTTCCGGCTGGCAGCAGCCTGGCGTTCACGCGCACCGGCCGCCTTGTCGACACTGCGGGCAGCGTCCTCCTCCGCGCGCGATACTCCCTTGGTGGCCTGCTCGAGGCCCTTGCTGGCGTCGGACAGGTTGTCGATGGCCTGTTCGGCCTGGTCGGCGGAGTCGACCAGCTTGTCGAGGTCCTCGGCCGCCTTGGCGGCCGGGCTCGAATCCACCTTGATGCCCAGTTCGGCGAAATTGCTCATCCCGACTCCCTCTGCTCGCGGAAGGTCCGCAGAGCGGCGTCTTCCATTACCCGGATATCTGCGAACACCGCGGCTTGCTCACCAGCGGCTACGCCGCACATCTGCATCACCACCGGCAAAGCGGTGTAGTCCAGGCCTGTTGCGCCACACATGCCGGCCCGCCACTGGGTACTCATCGCCTCGAAGACGATGAAGGCCGTCCAGTTGCAGGGCCAGAGTTCCATCTGCTCGTCGCTTTCGTCGAAGTCATCCGGCGACAATCCGAACTGCGCCAGCTCCTGGGCGCTGGCTGCAGGCCGATAGAGTTCTTGTGCGGCGCGCTTCAGTTTCCCAAGCGCCCTCTGCTGTAGGCGCTCTGGTAGGCCTCGAGGATGGCCTCGGGCACGCTGACCAGGGAGGACACCAGCAGCCGGACGTTGGCCTCGGTGAACGCCTCGTCGAACCCCCACCCGGCCACAACGGCTTGTACCTGCTCGACCTGGAGGTCGATCTGAGCCGTGGTGAACGCTTCCAGAGACTGCTCGCGAGTCTCCTCGACCAGGCGCTCGAACCGCTCTCCCCAACTGCTGTAGAGGTCGGCCAGCGCTTCACGATCCAGGTACTTGAAGGTGAATGGCACCTTGATGGACTCCCCGCCGAGGCGGGGAATCTCCACACTGGATTCGAAGGTGGGCGCCTGCGCGATGCTGAACTTCTTCGCCATGACAGTTCCTTAGGTGGCCGGGTTGTAGCGAACCGGGCGGCCATCGAGAGCGATGGTCAGGGTCCGGGTCATGATTTCGTTGACGTTCAGGGTCGGGGTGTCGCTGACCGAGACGTAGCCGTTGTAAAAAACCTCCGATCCGTTGCGCAGCGTCAGGCGGATCACCTGCAGCGCCTTACTCTGGTCCGCCGCCTCAATCACCGCCCACTGCGGCAAGTTGGGGTCGTCGGCGATCGGCATCGAGAACGACTGCGCGTTGCGGAAGGTAGGCAACTGGCGCTGGTCATCGTCCTCGAGGTACTGGTACTGGACGAACTGCTGCTCGCCGCCGGAGGTGGTCGGGTTCATCACCTGCTGGATCTGCTGCCAGGTGAGGACCTTCTTCGCCGAGCCGATACCGCCGCCGGCCGGGTAGCGGATCACATCGGTGGTATCGATATTGCCCAGGGAGAAGGTGTCCTCGGTGGAAACTGCGACCTTGACGGCTCGGCCGTTCAGGCCAGTCCAGCCGGACACCAGCGACACGACGTCACCGACCAGCAGGCCGTGAGCATCTGCGGTAGCAACCGCTGGCTTGGCGTTGGAGACAGCGGTAACCGGAATAGCCGGGCCGTAGGTGGCAGCAATGGCCAGTAGCGCGCCGTTGGGGAGGCTTGCGGACATGGAGTTTTCCTCGTGTGGAAATGAAAAAACCCGCTCATGGCGGGTGCTGGTGTGCCCATGCGGGCGATCAGAAGATGTCGGCGCGATAGCCGATGGAGACTGGCTTGGTATCGGCGATGTCCCCCGATATCCAGGGTCCCGGCGCTGGGGGGCTCACCACCTGCACAGAGAAACCGGGGCGGGACAACTCGCTGTAGAGAGGGAACTGCTGACCCAACCCGGCGATGATGTCTGCGGCAACGCCGGTGCCCTGCCCACCAGGGACCACGATGCTGATCTGGAACACACCGGTGAAGCCCCGGTGGTAGCCGCCCAAGTCGCTACTGGTAGTGCCAGCGGGCAGCGTGAAGCAGCGCAGATAGATGGCACCCGGCGTCGGTTCGAACGTCACATTCGGGTACGCGACCGGGATACCCTTGGCCTTCGCCCAGACGTCCAGGCGAGCCTCGAACAATTGCTGAATGATCTCGTGACTCATACCTGGTTCGCCCTGACGGCGGCCTCCACAATCTGCTGGAACTCGGCGATGGTCACCCGGACCATGCCAGCCGGCGCCTGGCTGGAGTGCCCGTACTCCAGCGGTACCGCATACGGCAGGTTGTTCACCAGGTAGGCGGTATCTCCGAGCTTCAGCGGCTGGACCCCAGCGGTCACTGCAGAAATTGCCTTGCTGCCAGTCGGGTCGACGTCATCAATCTCCCCCTGTGCGGCCGTGCCAATGCTGAACTGCCAGTTGGCCCGAAAGCGCCCGCCAACATACCCGCGTCCGGCCACCATCCCGTTGACGTCGAAGTTCTGGTCACGCTCCGCCTTGGTCAGCGGCTTTGCGTGCTTCACGCCTCGACGCAGATTCCCGTTCCTGGTGAAGTTGCTCGGATTCAGGTTGATCAGGGTGTTGCGAATCGCGACGTTCTCGTCGTAGCGGTCCGCCGCAGCACTCGCTCGCTGGCGGTAGGCGACGTTCGCGGCCCACCGCTCCGGGTCACCGACTGGAGATTTCTCGATCACCTTGACCGACAGGTCCAGCATGATCCGCTGGTAGATCGCATCGCCGGCAGCCAAGGCTTGGTCGCGGAACTCAGCAACTGCCGCAGAAAAACTTCCTTGCCGGCCAGAATACCGCTGCCGCATATGCGAGCCTCTGGCCACAGCTATTTCCTCATCTGGATGGTCCAGGTAACGCTGGCAGGGTCTTCCGAGACATTCAGAGTGCGGTAGTCATTGATGAGGTCCCCAACCATGGGCGTCTCGGAAAGCTCTGCCTGTAGAACGAGCAGTTTGGTATCGAAGGTCTTAATCAGAGATCCATCAATTTCGCTCGCCTTGTATCTGCCAAATACACCGCGACCGGAATAGGTAATGGTCGTCTCAGAAGGCCCACCGGTTTCAGGATCGTACTCACCCTGAACCTTGCGGACGCCAGTGAAAGGCTTAACTGCGTCGGCAAGGTCGGTGTCGAACGCGGCAGCAATGTCCGCATGAATCTCGTCTCGAAGGCCCATGACCTACCCTCTGGATAGCTTGAACTGGCTCATACCTCCGCCAGAACCCGACAGCCAGGGGGCCAGGAGCGCCATGGCTAGCGACTCTCCGGCGGTGAATGTCTGAGCCCCCTCTCGGTAAGTCTTGCTGCTCGATACCGTGTCGGCACTGACGCTCTTTGTTTGGACGCCAGTCTCTCGGCTTCCATACACCAGCCCTTTGGCTGCATCTCGCGCCACCTCTGCTCCAGCAAGCTTCCACTCTTCCGGAATGGAGTTCAGCTCAGGGAGCTTTCGATTGGTGAGCCAGACGTTGGCGATCAACACCGCGCGCTCCTTCTTTTCAGGAGAGGCCCAATCGGAGCCTAGAGCAGCATCAACGTCTGCAACGTCGATGTAGGTCTTCATTCGGAAGCCTCCCGCAACGCTTTTCTCACCCTCTCAGGCCCGGCGTTACGGTGGACGCTGACACCCCGCGCCTTGGCCAGTGCGTGCAGTTGTTCGGCGTCCATGCCGTCCAAGTCGTCGTCAATGGCGGGCTGTTCCTGCCCCCTTGCTGCATCGCTAGCCAGCGGAGCAAAAGCAGCATCAACGATTCGATACCCCATCGCCCGCAACTCAGCCTTGCGCTCCGGCGTGATGGGATGCGGTTCGTATACGATCGTCATTTCGATTACTCCGGAGTGAAGACAGCAGTCACCACGTTCGCCGCAACACTTAAGGTCACCGTTCCGCCCGCGACTGAGATTGTTTGACCGTTGGCTACCACAGCCGCAGTCGCTGCCAAACGGATACCAGCGAGAGCCCCGCTTGCAACATCAGCGGTACCGGAAGCTAGCGCCATCGAGCCGCTGGCAGGCAGCACTGAAACAGTCGCGTCATTGCTAACCACAACCTGGCCTTCACCCACTGCCGGGGCTGGAGGATTGTCCGGGTCGAACACCGGAAGGCCTGCATATGCCTGAGGAATTGCACCTGCTGCGTAGTCGCCAGGAACCACATAGTCAGGCTCAACCGCCCCATTGTGGACAGTTACGCTATAGGTTGGCGGGGTGAGAGCGTTGAGTTGCTCAACTACGGACTTCTCTGCCTCGGTCAGCGCAGGTCCTGCCGTGAAAAACAAAATCCGCTGAGTCATCTGGACCTCCTATTGCGCGGACGGCTTTTACACCGTCCGCGCCGATGGTTAGGCCTGGCCGACAGCCAGAACGCCAGCGGTATGCTTCACACTGGTTGCAACCTTGTCCCAGTTGGCTCCGGTGGACAGAGCGGCATCATCCGGGGATGCCCCACCATTAGCTACATCCCAGGCATACCCGCGCAGCCCTACGCCGAAGCTGTAGTCGATCTGCAGAGTGGTCTCGATGCGCTCTTTGCCGTTGCTGGTCTCGATGTTCGAGATCAGGTCTCGGGCATCGTGGACAGTTGCGGCGCCTTGGGTCAGCGAGAGTACGCGACGCTTGGCAGGAGCAGCCGGATCGGTCACTGCTGGGGTGTAGAGCGCCGGGGCATCGGTCACCACGATCAAGCGACCGAGGATATCCACCACGCGCACGCCGTTGGATTGGAACAGTTGCTGAGCGTTGGTCAGATTCTGGCCAATGAAGGTGTGGAACTGGGCACCATCCATAACTTGCGCGATGAGCTGGCTAGAGTGGTCGCCGAACAGCGCGTGGCTATCGTTGACCGCAATGTAGTCCACTTTCTTGGCATCGGACACGTCGACAGCGGTAGCGGCGCCTTGGTTGCTGATGGCGGCTACCAGGGCGGCAACGGCTGTGTTCAACTGATCCTGCAGAAGAGACTCGGCGAAGTAGCGGGAGGCGACTTCGACACCTTCAGCAGTCGGCTTGCGCAGCCAGGTCATTTGGGATGGTTCGTATCGAACCGGGCCGAAGCCACCAGCCACCTTGACGGTATTGTGCTTCAGCTGGGTCAGATCAACCGGAGTTACTGCGTCATTCGAGCCGTAGCGGTTCACGCGACGGCGAGCCCCTGCCAGGCCTGCATAGAAACTGGTTTGCAGGAAGTCGCCGTCGAAGCCGTCAGTGGTCAGAAGGATCGCGCCACCGGACGCCGCATTGAATCGCTCAACCATCTGGCTCAGCGTCTCGACGGTGGCCGGCATGAAATAGGTGTTGAACACCTCCATATCGGAAAGTGCCATGGTGTTTCCTCTCTAGGTGCGCCCGGATGGGCTGGATTTAGTGAAGTGTCAGGGCGTCCGCCCTGGAGCGCCGTACCCCATCCGGGATGACAGCTAGACTCCGATCAGGCCTTGGCCAGATCAGGGAATTGCGACTTGATAGCGGCGAGCCGGTCTTCGCGATTGCCTCCGAAGTTGCCTTTCAGCCCACCGCCGTTTGCCGGCGTGCCGCCGTTAGGGGCGCCGCTTCCAGACTGGTTGGCTCCTTTCAGAATCTGGTCTTTGTAGGGGTACTGATCGACCAAGGTTTCGAGCGCTTCGTCAAAGTCAGCCACCTCTCCCGGGCGGGATCGGCTGAAAATCTTGTTTCCCGCCTGGTCGTAGGCCACTACCTTGCCTTCTTCGATCCGGAAGGCCTGACCGAATCGGGCCTGCACCAGATCGCCCGGGATAGCGAATTTGTCGGCGATGAACTTAGAGCGGCTAAAGCTGCCACCAATCAACTCGTTGTGCAGTTGCCCCTGGAGCTTCTCCAGATCACCCTGAAGCTGCTTCTCTCGCTCAGCAGAGGCTTTCGCTGCGGCCTGAACCTGCTCTTCGGCAGCGCGCTTGGCGGCCGACTTGATCTCTTCGACTTTGCCAGCCGTAACGAGATCGCCGTCCTTGAGGTTCTTCACTGTTTCCAGCGCCCTGACTGCAGCTTCCGGATCGTCGATGCCTTCGAACAGCTTGGCGCGGGCCTCAGCCGCCTCTTTTGCCTCACGATGGCCTTGAGCCTCACGATTCAGGGCCGAAATCTTTGCCACCGCCGCTGCGGCATCAAACGGAGCCTCCTTGCCATCTTCGTGCACGTAGATGGGCTTCCCGTCTTGCAGAACTGCATTTCCGTTTTCGTCGAGCTTGAGTTTCATGGTTTCTCCTGGGCATCCGCCCGGTTTCTACGGCCATCCGGCCACGCGCCCTGTTCATCCGAACGTCGGGCATGAAAAAGCCCGCGCAATGGCGGGCTTGGTGTTGAAGTCTTCGTTCAGTCGGGCGCATAGAGTGCCTTGAGTTGGGCTAGGCTCAGCGGGTTGCCCCGCTGGTCCAACAGGTCACTCAAGGTGATGACGCCTCGGCGCCAGAGGTCGGCGCGGCCGGGCCCCAGCTTCTCGTCCTGGAAGGCCTTCGACTTACCCTTGAGCCATGTCTCGAAGTTCAGACTGGCCGGCACCTGGCCGTCCATCGACGCCCGGGTGCTCTTCACCTCGTCGACGTCGATACCTAGCTCACGCATCGTTTTGAGCCAAGGCAGAGTGGTACTGCGACACCCCCAGTGCCGCGGGCAACCTTGCTTGTACGGCAACGAGTGCCCCACAGGCATGAACTGCAGATCCCAGGTCTTCTGGTCGTAGACCATGCAGATTTCAGTGGTGTGCGAGTCCAGGGTGCTGAGCTGGCGATAGCCTTTCACCGGTCCATTTTCGCCAGAATTGGCCTTGTAGACCTCCATCCTGGCGCCATTGGCCACCGCTTGGGCGCTGTTGTGGACCAAGGTCCGAGCCGCGCGCTTGCTGACATCCATGAAGCCCTTCACCGGCGGTTGGTCGCCCCGAGCCCGGCGGCCAACGATCTGGGTGACCATCTGTTCCGTGGTCTCGCCGTTCACGAAGCCATTGCGCACCACACCGGCGAACCGAAACGACACATCCGCAGCCTGCTTGAGCCACCATTGCTTGGTAGGCGCGCCCTCGATGAGCGTATTCGCAACCACGGCGCTGAGTCGGTTCTTGCCGACGCCGAGCATGATTGGCCGGCTCACCAGGCTGTTGACTGAGCTCGACGCGAAGCCTCCTTCGATGACCGCGAGTTGCCGAAGATTGGCATCATGCGCCGCAGCGATCTCGGTGTACTGCGCCTTGATTGCCTTGGCCGCCTCGTCGAGGATCGCGTTGACCTCCTTGACGTTCTTCAACGGCAGCCGACGGCCCTGTAGGAGCTTGATAAGCTCCTCTGCCAACTCGGTGATCTTCTCCTCAACTTCCTTCGACATACCCGCCGTGGTCCTGATCAAGTCGATACCATGGTCGGTATACAGCTCCGCCAGCAAGATTTCCAAGCGAGTCATATCGTGGGAGCCTGGTTAAGAATGCGCTCTTGCTCGTCCTCCCACTTCAACGAGTCGCTGATGACGCCGCGGCGCTTCACCTCGTTGAAGAGAGTTTCCTGACTTAGGAAGTTGGAGTCTGCCATCTGCTTGAGCACTGGCAGGCTCACCTCGGGCGCGTAGTCGGTGTCGTAGTTGCCCTCAACCGTCGCAAAGCCACCGCTCTCTTGATTCGTCCAGTCTGCGAAGAGTTGCAGCATTTGGTCTATTGCGTCCTCAAACGCATTACCCATGGTTTCGAGGGCGCTAATCTTCTCCGCAGCCTCTTCGTTGGCTTGTGCAGCGGTTTTTACCGCCTGGGCATCGCGATGAAGGAGCCTAGCGCCGGCAATGCGCATCTCCTCCAGCAGGTCCTGCAAGTCCTGCCTGCCGGCCTCCATAGCCCTGCCGCCATGCTCAACGAACTTAAGGTCGGCACCGTCACCGTTAATACGCGTTGCCGAGGATGTTCCTACCGTCATTTCCCATGGAATCGGCGATCCGTCTGGCCCGACCGCATCCCCAGCATTAATCGCCACCAGAATAGGTACTCTCGCCACGTGCAGGAGATTGCGCTGGTCGCTTTGGCTCTGCCAATGAGTAACATTCAGATGTGCCAGCTCAATCAGAGGAGGCCTGGCGGTCATGATCCCGGTCTGGCCGGTGTAGAACGTCACAAGCGGGATTTTGTTGAGAGTGGTTTTGCCTTCATCATGCAACGCCCAACCACTGCCATCGCGTCGATAGGTAGCCCAGCGGTTGATCTCAAGAACGCGAACCTGTTGGACATTCTTGGATCCGAACTCCCCATCTTCTTCCTCAATCTCCTCCATGTACCGAAATTGGGTAAGGACAGGGCGGCCGCGCTCGACTCGATACCGATAGCCCAGAACTTGCTGCGGTCGGATTAGAACGGCATAAGGACGAATCCCCTCTTCCCGCTCCTGGGCGATAGTTTTCACGCCATCCGACGGCGGGTAGTCAACTAGGCAGTGGCACAGTCCGTAGCCAAGCCCAGCCCTAAACCACTCTCCGGCAAACACATCCAGGTTATTCCCCATGAGGTCGATGTCGTCATTACACCAACCAGCGATATCACCGGGGACTTCATCTCCCAGTGTGATCGGGCGCGCCAGAACGCGACCGGCCAGGTTCTTGACTGTCTCAGAGAACGCTGGAAGCAGAGTCGAGCGCTGCAGTCTCTCCTGGTAGCTTTCCTTTTCCTCTTTTGGCCACTTCGGCAGGTGCTTCTCTCCTGCCTTTCGCATCGCATTAGTACCGCCCAGGAGGTCTGAAACCAGCTCCCAGTCTCGGCGCATCCTCTCAACGGCATCGAGAACGATGTCAGGGCTGTCGTTGCTAGACATGGGGTTACATCCTGAGTGGTGTCGATTGGACTGGGCGAGCGTTTATCGGATACCGCTTGGCGATGAAGTAGCCGGCGGCGTCGTTCATGTGGTCGTAACCATTCTTCGGGTTCTTGTCTGGCTCGCCCTTGTCGTTGTAGGTCTGCCGTTCCAGGCACAGGGTCAGTTGCGGACACTGGTCGATGTTGACCTTGAGTCGGCGCTCGCCGTATGTGTTCAGCAGCATGGCGTTGACCGAGTTCACCCGGTCTTTGACGCTCGGGTTCTGGGTGTCCACGATCACCGTGAATCCAGCTTTGCGCAGCAGGGACAGGTCCGACTCGCTCGCGTTCTTGCTACTGGTGTTCTGGCCGCTGGCATCGGGATAGACAGCTATGCCGTGGCCCGGGAATCGCGCCTTGATTCTCTCTATCATCTCAGGCGTATCGCGCACCGAGTGAAACTCATCCAGGGCCAGGGGCAAGCCATTGCGCACGACGTAGACCACCGCAGCCATCTTCATGACGTTGAAGTCCATGCCGATGTGCAGAGCCTCTCCCGGCTTGATTCGCTCGCTTGTGCTGTTCTCGCTACGGCTAAAGGTGTAGTAGACAACCCCGGAGTAGTTCTCGAAGCTGGCTTCATACTCCTGGCGGAACGTGCGCGGATCCATCTTCCTGCGGGCCGCTTCCAACTCCTCAGCCGGGACGTTGCCACCCTGCAGCGATGTATAGAGCCAGCTCTTGTGGTCTGGCTCGCCGCCGACCTGACCGTCGCGGTAGGTGTCGAAGCAGTGGTTGAAGCCTTTTGGGGTGCCAATTCGCAGCGCGTGGCCGCCCTTGCACTTGCCGATACCTGGCACGACGTACTCGCACGTAGACAGCATCGGGCGCAGCACTTCTTCCCAGGCCGCCCATTTGCAGTCGGCCCATTCATCCACAAGAACGAAGAACAGGCCAGAGCCGCGCAGGTCGTCGTAGTTCTCCAGGCCCACACAGCGAATCAGGTGACCACTCTTGAGCGTGATCAGCATGTCCGACTCGTTCGGCTTGCACTCCCGCCACTCTCGCGGGATGGCTTGCTTTAGCCGGCGCCAGAACACTCGACGAGCCTGCTTCTGCGTCGGAGCCGCGTACCAGATCTCGTCCTCGATGCTCACGCCCCACTCAGCAGCCAACCTGGCCGCGCGGCGCATCTCTGCCTTGCCGAGGAACGTCTTGCCAAACCGCCGACCACAGACCGCATCCCTGAAGCGGGCATTACGCTGGAAGCCCCAGACGTAGATGTTTGCCTGCTTCGGCGTCAGTTGAACGGGCGCATCATAGGTACGGGGCAGCCGGGACATCTTCGTCAGGTCTCAGGATGTACTCAGTTTTCGCCTGCTGGTGGTCCGGCTGGGTACTCAGGGATCGGTCAGGCTCAGCCTTTCGGTTCACATAGACGTCACCGCACTCCTTGGCCGCCTGTTCCAACAACTGGGCGGTCAGCGCTAGGTTCCTCATGGACTCGGCCTTTTCGGCCATCCGCCCCAGCGTTCGAAGCCGGAACGCCCGGTTGGCGATAGGGATCTCGGACGTCTCTTCGCGAAAGCGCTTGCGGGTGTCCTCGAACAGAGTCCGCCAGCGCTTGGCCAGGTCTCGGCCTGCGCTCTTGGTCGGATCATGCGACTCGCACTGTTGGCGGCTCACCTCTATACCGAATTCTTCTCGGACAGATGCCGCCACCTGTGCGGGGGTATCGAAACAGGCCAGGGCCTGCACGATGAAGGCTTTCACCTCATTGTTCAGGACTGCCATATGGGCTCACTCCGTCTTAGCTCTGTCATGGATCAGGCCGACTTGAGCAGACAGGTTCCGCAGGCCCTCGCGATGTTGATCTTTGCCACTTCTGGCGGCTTGCTGGCAGCGTCGATCATCTCTTGCACTGCCTCACTGGCGCCGTAGCGGCGCACCACCCCGACGAACTCATTCACGTCATGCCCGCGCAAGTAGAGGCTCGGCATCCCGTCCGAGCTGAATTTTGGCGCGCCGAACTCGTCTGTCTTCTGGGCTATGTGAAATAGTTCATGCTCCAAAAGCGAGCAAAACTCCACGTCCGAACACTGCGAGCAGTAGTCAGCCGCCAGGGTGATGAGGAAGTCCGGCTCTTCACCAAACCATTCACGCATCTGCTGCTCTTGCCGGGCCTTCTGCCAACCTCCAGCGCGGAACATGACCTGCTCGGCCTGGCCCAGGACATAACGGCCTTGCTTGGTGAATCCAGAGGATGCCCAGAGGACGCGGATGTTCGCGTCGATCAGGTGGGCATGCTCAGGGTTATGGATGCTGCCGGTGTCAGCAAGGATCTCGCGCTGAACCCAATCCCACACGCCGATAGCTGGGCGCAGGATAAGCCACAGTGATTCGAGCATCTCGGCCGGCGGCATTGGTCTACTCATGGATCGCCTGTATCTTGAAATAGCGGCGGCTTACCGCTACTGATGGATTTCCAATCAATGCGAGGAAACGCAATGTCGAAAGCTATTGACGCAATACTGGAGAGCTACCAACGGAGCATCAGCGATGGCGAGAAGCGTGCCATTGCCGTTGCCGCAGCACTGCAAATTATTGAGGCCAAGGTCAGCAATGCACCCACCAACAATGCAGTGGTTGAGAATGAGTTCAACAACTTGAACAAATATGCCGATCAGATCCTGGCCGCCCTCAAGGGCGAATGAGCCAACAGTGCCGCACTTAGCTGCGGCACACCCAAACCCCGACGTGGAGCCAACATGGACATTGATCATCAGGAAGCCCGGGCGATTGCTGACGAGCTTCGGCGCTGGCACGACGAAGCTCGCAGCTTGATTGACGACGCCGCTGATAAATCCAGGCTTTCGCCTACTGGTATCGACTCACTCAAAACCCGGCTCTCTATTCTCAAGAACGAGATCAAGGAAGCGGCAAAGCACGAGACCCTCTCAAGGCGAAAAACCGCAAAGACTGAACTGGAGCAGTGCTTCTTCGGTCCGGCAGTCAGAAGCACATCGGCCAATTTCCGCTTGCGCACTGACACAAGCCCCAAAAGCGAGCTTTGGGCGCGTGGTCTGCATGAGGTGGAGTTTGAGCTCTCTTACTCTATCGACGGCCTAGAGCGTTTCGTAGCTGAAAACTCGTAGCGCTTCGCGCCACAAAACGGTGCATTTCGAATTTGTGGCGCGTTACCCCGGCTGGAACACATGATCGCGCCGGACGACCGGATATCGGAGCCATCACGATTTCCCAGTTAACACGTAACGACGGATTGCTTGAAATCCTGGGCGATGCCGATGGGTGGGCACTGATAAGCGGGGTATTTCGGAGTTCGCTTCTCGAAGACGAGCTTCAGATGATCCTTGATCTGCAACCACTGCATTTCGTTTGGCAGAGCCCCGTTTAATTCGACGAAACCTTGCAGCCAGTATGTGAATTGTTCTGGGGTCATCAGCTGCGCCTTCCCTTAATTGCCTCAAGATACGCATCGTATGAGATGCGCGACTCCATCTCTTCGCCGCAGAGCCTCACCCGCTTGTTAACGAGTGCGAACGTGACCGTGACCGCTGGCACGAGACCATCGTTGCTGATGCTCAAGGAAAGCTGGCCAGGGAGCGGCTTCCCGTTGGCGTCACACAAGACCAGGCTCATGCCGGTGTTCTTCAGTAGAAGCGGAGCATCCATCAGTACACCCTCAGAATGTGGGCCAGATTCCCCCGCGCACGACACACAAGGCCGAGCAAGATCGCTAGAACCAAGGTCAGCCAGGGAGAGACGGGATTCAGCCTGTAGCCGTGGAGCGCATCGAGCATCACGCTCAGAGCGAAGCATCCACTTCCTACGCACAGAAGGTAGGCGAGCCAGGAAACGCCCCGGCGATACCTCGCGCCTTGCCGGCGGTATGTCGCCAGCCTCATGCAGATGGCGCCGCAGATCATCGCGGCCACCAGAGTCCAAGGGTCAACCATTACGACCTCCAAAGCGGTCCGCAATGAAGCGGAACCAACCAGGCGTCTTCCCCCCCTGCACCCACTCCAGCAAGCTGGTGCCCACTGCGACGCAGAACAATGCCCCGCCACACGCGACCAGGCCCGATGTTCTGGCCCACTCTCGCCCGATGACTTCGCCGGCGACGTAGTAGCCAACGATCCAGGACACGACGAAGTAACCGAGGCGCGCCCAGGCCGAAATGTCCTTGGCGTACACCACGAAGAAGATAGCCCCAGCAAAAGCCCCGATCACTGCATTGGCATCAATGCCAGGGATCAACGCAGACGCACCAATACCGACCAAGCCGGCGACTGCTACCGCACCACTCGGCTCGGCCATATTCACGTACTCCAGATGCAGAAAAGCCCAGGTCATTGCCTGGGCCTTGTAGTGTGGCTCTCACGAAGAAAAGACCCGCTCATGGGCGGGTATGGCCCCGTGCTATCCTCGTGATTCCTACACCACGAAACAGGACGGACCCATGGCAAACTTCATTGTCACGTTTCAAATCAAGGCTGATGACACCTACCAGTCTCGGTATAGTTCCTTCAAGAAGAAGATCAATGAGCTAACCAGCTACAAACACTGGGATGAAACGACTTCTTTCTACTGCTTCGAACTGAGTTCAACGCAACCAAAGACATAATGGTGGTCATCGATGTGTCCAATCGAGAGAAGGCCACGAAAGGTCCGATCCAGTATCCTGCACTGCTCGACGCCTACCTCGGTTTCTAGTTAGGTCCGCCCAGCACCGAGGATCTGCGACTCGATCTCAGCTACACGATGCTCATATTGGGAAAGTGTCTCTCGGTTAAGTCGCAGGTCTTCAGCCAGCCTACGTTCTTGGGCAGCCGCCAAAGCATACAACCCTTCAACCTCCGCCAGCTTTGCTTCTTGAGCAATGACAGACTCCACAGCTTGCCGGTATTCGCTTTTCATGTACGTTCTCCGCGCGCAGGGTTAAGCCTCTCAGCACTTGAGTATGAGGGCCTGGCGTCGAGTGGGATGGATTGAGTTTGGAGCGGCTCGCGGGACTTGAACCCGCAACATCCGACTTGGAAGGACAGCGCTCTGCCAGTTGAGCTAGAGCCGCGGAATAGGTGCCGGGCGAACCCGGCGTCACGCCCGCAGAGCAAGGAGCCGGGGCTTTCGCCTTGATCACCAGTGGTGACCCTTGCTTTCTTCTGCCGCATGCGTGATTTGGAGTGGCCGGCGCTGATCTCCGGCATGACTGGCCCTGCTGTCACCCCCACTTAAGGGGGTGTCGGATAGCATCGTATCCAGTCGGGTATTCCTTGCTGCGCATCAGCCTGCGCATTCACTCCGTGCCGGGCTTCCACCGGCTCCCACTTCACTTTAACGCCTGCGTGTCCAAGGCGATCCCGGAGTATTAGGTCGCGGTAGGGCCGGGCACCCACCTTTGACCATCCTCGGCCGCGTAGTCGCAACCCAGAAGGATTCAGATCAGAACTACTACCGCTCCAACCAGGAGCAGCAGGACCAGCGCGCCACCGCCGATACCCTTGAGCAGCCAAACATCTTTCGATTCAGCAGACATTGCAGAACTCCGTAGACGGCTGGAAACGAAAAAGCCCCGGCAGATGCCAGGGCTTCGGTGGTGACTTTCGCCAGAGGCGAATTTGTCACGATGGAGATAAGTGTGCCTCAGCCGCACATTTGTCGTCAAGCAGCATTTTTCATCATTTTTATCGCCGAAGAGACAGGCACAAGCGCGGCCTTGTCGAGATCGTTGCAGGCATCGAAACAGGCCTGGATAAAGCCGTCCCATTCCCTATCCCAGTTTCTTGGGTCAAGTTCAATGCCATGCATACGGTCAAGCCAGGCGCGGAACGACTCAGGGCTTGGGCAGGGATCAACGCCTTCGCTCTGGCCGCCCTGGTGCATGCGACGGTACCGGAACAAGACTCCCGCAGCGACATAGCGCGCCTTCTCGAATTTCTTCGTGTACATCCTTGGGCCGGTTTCGTAAGCGACCCTGAACACGATCTCTTCCGCAGCCTCCTTGTCGTCTTCGCCAGCCATAGGGCTGTACATGTGATTGCCGAACACCTTCAGATGCGCCGGGAGGGTATCGATCGCCTTTTGAATCACGCCGGCGAGTGCCTGATGAACAGCCCGAGGAGTGCTGATGTCGCGCTCAGTCTTGGTCTGGTGGATTCCTGGCACAAAGGTGTATTGGCTGTAGGAGACAGCCTCCCCTTCATCGTCGATCTCGGTGATGCGTCGACGGACATATCCGCCAGCCTCGACAATTCCAAGAGCAGCTCGCTCCGCCGCCTCGGCCATGCCGCTGTTCCAAGGGGTATAGAACGCATCGTGCCAGGCAATGCGCGCGCTGTTTAGATTCATGCCGTAGCCCTCTTCAGCTCGCGCAGCTTGGCGCGGT